GGTGCAGCGGCCTCGGCAGCCTCGGTGGCTTTTTGCTCCAGCTGCTTGGAAGCCGTGCGGTCGTCGAGGGCTTGTTGGTTGGCGGCAGTGCGGGTTTTGTTGGCTTGAAGTAGGCGCTGATCACCAATGGTCAGGTTGATCTGCGTGCTCATCAGTCATCCGTCGCCAAGGTGATGCGATAGATGATGCTGGCCCCATCCACCAGTGTCACCGAAGGGGCTTCGACGATGATGCTGTGGAGGGTTTCGGTTACGCCGTTGTCAATGACGGTATACACCGTGTCGTAGGCGAGGGTGCCACCGCTGGCTTGGAACTCGGCGTCAATGACCGGCATCTCGTAGCGCAGGTCGGTGCTGTCCCAGCTGCCAGTGCCAATGGTGCCCTCAAAGCGGGCGTAGCCGTTGCCGCTCAGTTCGACCGTATCCCACTGGGCCACCGTGCTGTTGGCGGTTTTGCCGCTGCCGCCATTCAGTGCCAAGCAGATCCGGTAGCTCAGACCCTCATAGGCAGCTGCGGCCAAGCGTGCCAGCTCGGCTTGGCTGATGGTCGTGGTGATCGCCATGAGAGGTCCGTTACAGTACTAAGTTACCCAAATCTAGCTTCATAGCTCGGTTATGGTTTGATCCATTTGGTACATATACGAGAACTTAAAGGGATATGCACGGTTGGCGCTTGTCGTTGTCATCGTGACGGAAGCGGGCAGTTTGATAACACCAACCAATTTGTTTGTGTCTGCATAATTGTAGGTAGTGCCCTGCTGAGGCGGGGAATCCACCTCATGGGCAAATACAGCGATGTGTGTGAAGGTGAAAGAACCTGCAGCAGGGGGCGTAAAAACAAACTCGGTGTAGTTGGAGTACGACAACTCTGTGCCGCTGTCCACAACCTCGTAATCCACCCCATCAAACGTAGTGACAAACTCTCCACTACGCGATGTATAGGTGTACTTTGGTGTAAAGGATGCTGTGCTGTAGCGGTTTATGCGGTACGTGGACCAGCCGCTCCAGCCCGCTTCAAAATCGGGTTCGGTGCCGGTTACGTTGAGGAGTTCGGCCAAGAAGCTAGTGGTGGTATCCGTCTCAGTAATACCTAATAATGTTTTGTAGTTGTCTAGTACGTTGGCGTTGTTTTGTGTGTTGCGTGGTACGTATAAACTGAAAAAAATTGGATAAGGTGGATTTTCATATTGCGTCGTATTTTCGTCTGCCGTTACCCAACCGTTAAAGCCTTCGGTAAGCGTAAATGATGAGAAAAACGTCATCAGATTGCTGCTGTAGGGCGCCAGTGTGGCTGTTCCGGGTTGGCCCGTATCAAAGTCGTACGCGGTGCCAATCTGATACAGCGAGGTCTCGTCAAATATGATGTTGTCGGGGCTAGTGATGCTGCCTTGCATGGCAAAGACAGCTGCGTGCGTGTAGGTATAAGTATTGGTGCTGTTGTTGAATACAGTGATGTAACCGCCGTCTGGGTACGCAGGGTCAAACTCGGTATAGGCTCCAGCAAACTGGCTGGTGGCTTCTTCGTATAGCGTTGCGGATACGGTGGGGCTGGCGCCTTGGGTGCTTAGGTTCAAGCTGCCGCCGGTGCCGCTAAATGCTCCAGCGACTGCGTAGTTTTTCCAGTTGTTCTGCCATGTCCAAAGCGTGCGGTCGCCTGGTGTTTCGGGCGGTACGTACAGCAACTGCATGACCACGTAAGTGCCGCGGCTTTCCAGCAGTTGGGACAACCCGTAAACCCCGAAGGTGCTAGTTGGCAGGAAGGAAATGGTCATGGCACCAGCGGATTAGAACACAAATGCGCCGAAGCTGAACATGGTGAACATCTCCACCGGCTCAGCGCGGACGGCGGCGCCGAGTTCCTCGACGCTGATCTTGGTGAACACCGGAATCACCACATTGCGTAGCGGCACTGCCCTGACGCTAATCGCGGTCTTTGTCACCAGCGCAACGGGCTGGATCGTGGGGATGTTGGGATAGGTGCGGCTTACGTCAATCGTGGTGCGGGCCACAAAGGTATTTGAAATCTCCTCGCGCCACGGGGGCACCAGCTCTTCAATTTCTGTTTCGTATGTGGGGATGGCTGGGGTGTCGGTCGGGAGGTCCTCGTCCCAGAACGTGGGCGGGGGATTGAGGGGGTCGAACTCTTCGCCGACTTCAATGCTGTTGGCGGGTTGGGGATTTACGTTTTGGTAAACCTCGGGGGCAGGTCCCAGCAGCGTGATGCCTGGCTGGACCGGGAACCACAGCGAGCCGCCCGTTTCGGTGGTGCCGACGCCGCCGATGAACAAGGCATCGGTATTGCAGACGATGCCGTTGCTGTCAAAGCTCCAGCTGGTGCCGTTGCAGACGTAGGCTGCAGCGGTATCTGCCGCCGAAACCATCAGGCGGTCCAGCGGATATGTCGGGATGTCGGTGGCTGCCAGTTGGATGGAAAACCCATTGCGGTGGCCGAATGCCAACTGGTTTTGGGCGCGGGCATAGGCCGCTGCTTTGACTGGGGCGTCCGATGGTGACAGGCCCCCGAGGCCCGTGATGCGATCGTCGGAGGAGTACGGCACGCTGTAGCGGGTGATGCTTCCGCTGGTGACGTTGCCCGTGACAAACACAATATCCGAGAAGCTCTCCAGCTGGGACTTGCGTTGGTAGTTGGCTTGGCGGGCGGAGCGGCCGGGGCGGCGCTGCAAACCAAATTGCCGGTCGGTACGCGTTTGCACCACCGTGCCCAAATTGATCAGCGCCTTGCCGCGCTCCACCACATCGCCGACAGAGGCATCTTCCAGTGCGTCTTGGGCTTCCTCCGCGCCCACCTGCTGGCCCGATTGCGTGAAGGCTTGGGCTTGTTGGCGGGTAGTAATTGTCTTGGTGATTCCGGTTTTGGGGTCTTGCTCGTAAGTGGTTACGACAAGTTCGGCAACAATCTCGGTTTCAAGGGCTGGGTTGTATACCCAGTTCGTTGTTCCACCTAAAGGCGTCGTGATCGTGCCGGAATACTCGGTGATTGCTAATGCACCAGCCAAGGCCATTTCGGACTGGAGTGTTTCTTCGGTTTGGCTGAGGATCTTGTTGTCGCGTTCGGGATCAAAAACCTTGTTTGTGCCGTACAAAATGGAACAGCTGCCCGGAGGGGGCGTTGGGATTTCTACAAGCTGGTCCGCTTGGTACTGGTACTCAAAAGTGGTGGTTTTGATGATGAAGTCATCGGTATCCGTAAAGGACTGGCCTTGTTCGGAAAACCACTTGATGTAGCTGGGGTTGGTTGAGGCAACGTGAGTTTTGGTGGTCTCAACGCGCTTAGTAACACGGTCAAAGTCGTCGTAGGTGGTAATGACAGTTGTGACTGGAGTGACCGTGCGACTGTAGGTTCCACCCTCGTATTTGATGACGATGGGGCTTGGGGGGCCGACGGTTTCGTCCTTTTCCCAGTCGCGTAGCTCCAGCTGCTCTTCGGTCAATTCCTCTTCTTGGTTTTTGAAGCGGTTGTAGCTGTAGGAGGCGGATACAGCGTTGCCGGGGATGTCGCCCGAGTTGATCGCACTAACGTCGATGACCTGCGTGGGGTCAATGACGGTTGTGGTTCCAGTGAAATTCAGCAGGCTTTGGATTTGGAGGTTTTCGGCCGCGTCCAAATAGCCGATGTAACTTTCTGACACCAGCAGATCGCTGAGGACTGTGGCGTAGCCGGGGCTTAAGTCGAACTGCGCTACCGTGAACCAGTTGGTTAGCGGGAAGCCGCCGGGGACGTTGATGCCCAGCTTCTGCGCACAGACCGATGCCACATAAGCGGCGCTGATAGAAATGGGGACCTGCTCAAACTCGCTGCAGACAATGTTCGCGTTGGCGGGGTCGTTCCAGGTGTCGGCAGTTAGGTCTTGGGGTTCGACGCCGGCAAGGTTTTCGCGCAGCGTCAGCGCACACCCCAGTTGCATCGTGGTTTGGTTGCGGAAGGGGTCCGCAAATGCTCCAAGCACACGGAGGGCGCGGGGCACCCGAGAGGCAATGCCGTGCTGGATATAAGCGAGGTCTACTTGTTGGCCCAACGTGGGACGGATGAGACCCCGCACGATGAGTTCGCCGCGGGTGCGGATGAGGCCGGTGCCTTGGGCGTGGTCGTCGCTCCAGCCGCCGCTAATGATCTCGGGCTCTTCGGTCCCAATGCGGCAAATGACTTGGGCGCGGATGTCGATGGTCATCAGATCTCGATCAGCCGCAAGGTCACTGTATAGCGGGTGGTTTTGACGCCCAAATCAATAATGGCCTCGGCGCTAGCGGTTGGGGCGCTCACGGGATACCACGTTCCAGTTGAGGGGGTGGTTTGGACGATGGCCTCAAACCAGTCGAGGAGGTCCTCCCAGCCTTGGGTGTCGGTGGTGCCCTCGATGTCGCGGATGCGGGAGGCCGTCAAGGGGCCGCTGATGTAATGCGATCCAGCTGCGGTAAGCGCGACCTGCGGGTTGTTTTCGTAGGTCTCCATCGGTTTGGTGAGCGTGATCACCGTGGTGCCAACGGTCACCGTGCCGAGGTCAGGTAACAGCGCCTCCTCACGTTGCTGGTTCTTTTCCTCTTGGTAGAGCAAAACCTCCAGTGCTTGGATGGCATCGACGACTTCGGCATCGACGCTGATGTAGGGGCCGGCCTGCTCGCCGCTTGGGGCGCTCAGGAACCAGCAGGCCACACTCGTCCAGGTGATGCCGTTGGCATTGGCGGTCAGGGGGACCGTGGTGCCGATCACGCCGCTCTTGAGGGAGTCCTCGTCTTCCTTGCGGTCTGATTGCCAGGCGTCGTAGACATCCAGTAAGTCCTGCCATTCGGCGGCAGTACACAGGCCCGCTATGCGCCACTTGCGGGCAGTGAGGCCCGCCTGCGTGTCCGTTTCCGCGTAGCCAAACGGCTGGGCGGTCAACGTGTTAAAGCTGAAGTCGCCGAGTGTGAGGGTCATGAGGCCAAGGAGTTGACGGTGTTGACGGTGCTGGCCCCACCGGCCTGGTTCACTACGTCAATGTTGACGACCCATTCCTTCTGCGCCAGTGCCTGTGTGGCGCCGAGGAGCTGGCTGTTGACATCCACGAGGGCCTTGTTGACTTCCTGCAAAGCGGCTTGGGCGCCCTGCACATTCTGGGTGGCTTGGAATTCGCGGTTTACGGACTCAATAAAGTCGATGATGTTGGCGTTGACTTCCGCTGTTGTTCGACCGCCCAACACTTGGTTTATGTTGCTCAGGTCAGCATTAGGGATGAGCTGCCTGAAACGTCCCAGTGCTTCGCGCAGGAATGGTTGCAGGGCCGCATTTGTCTGTTCAGCACGTTGCTGTTGAAGCCCCTGCGATAAGAATCTGTTGAGGCCGCCTTCGCCGCTTTGGAGTTTGGCGAGTTCCAGCACAGAACTGCGGAGGTTGTCGCGTAGGCTTTCGCCGGCTTCGGTCAGTGCCAGTGCGCCTTCAACCAAGCGGGCGCGGGTTTCGGTGGCGGCAGTGCGTTGTTGTTCCACCAAGCGGGCAGCATCCTCTTCGCGGCCGCCTTGGCGGGCTTGGTCGATTTGGAAGCCGATTTCAGCTTCTCTTTGACGGGCTTCGTTAATCGTTGTGGAAATTTGCTGGATTGTGCGGAGCGTGTCGCGGTACTCGCCTCGCTGTGCTCCAAGCAGTTGGAGGGTGTTGGCGATGCTGCGTTCAATCTGTTGTTGCTTTTGGAATTCTTCAAATGTGGCGCGGGCGCGTTCCTGTCGTGCTGCGGTCAGCTTCTCTTCGGCACTAGCCTGTTTTTCCGTAAACTCTTGGTCAATACGCTGCCGGTCAACATTAGTCGCTGTCTGGGGCAGTGCGTTGATACGGCGGGTTTTCTCAATCGCAAGGAGTTCCAGCTCCTTTTGAGCGGCGGCTTCTTTATTGCCGCGGGCGCTTTCCTCAATAATTGCAAGGTTCAGGCGGTTTGCCTCTGCGGTGCGGGCTGCACCTTCGCTCAATGCATCCGTAAGTGCCTTTTGTTGTTTCTGCTCAGCGGTCAACTCGCCGTTGAGTTTCAGGTACTCGCGGAAAATAGGTACGGATGCTGCGCCGGCGATGTTGCCCTCTTCGTTTAGGCGGCCGCCACGTTGACGTACCAAGCGCTCCAGCTGGGCTTGCTTTTCGGGGCTGCTGGCTGCAATCTGCCTAGCGCGTGCAACGTCTGCTTTTGCACTTGCCGCGGGGCCGCCACCCAAAAAGATAGACACACCGCGCAAAAACTGTGCCAGCGGGCCGGCTACAAATGCGGTCAGCGAAACTGTGGCTTGGCTCCAGGCGCGATTGAGTTCGTCGGTAGCCGCTGTGAATTCAGCGGCGGCTTCGGGTGAGCCGAATGTACGGTTGAGATCGGCGCGGATCAGTGCGGCGGCTTCCTCTTCTCGGCCAGCCGCAATCAACGCTTCCGCATTGCGCTCCACCGCTTTGCTAGATAGCAATGCTGCTTGGCGTAGAGCATCAAAGTTTTTGATTGGGTCGTCAAGTCCTTGCGCCAGCGCTTGCGCTTTTTGGAGGGCTTGATCAAAAGCTTGGCCGAGGGCGGTGCCGACAATGGAGCCCGCAAAGCCAGCTGTGCCGCCAAGTGCTCCACCAATGCCGCCGCCAAGGGCGCCACCTGCAGCAGCTCCAAAGCCTTGGCCGAACAACAGCGGGAAACCGGCGCCGATGGCGACGTTTGAAATGATGTCGCGGCGGCGCTGTGAGGCGGCTTTTCGTTCGCTGGCTGCTGTTTTTTGTAATTTGGCTGCAGTTATATCTAATTCTTTATTGCGTTTTCTTTCTGCTGCTGCAGCGGCTTCAAGGGCTTTTGGGGAACCAGGGAAAGCAACACCACCTCCAATAGGGCTTACGTTTAGGCGTCCAATGCGTCTACCTTCACGTAAGGCTGCTCGTTCTGCAGCCTCGGCAGATCTGGTACTGCCGCTAGGTGTTTTTGGTAATTGCGGACCGTACGAAGCAGCAAACTGTGCATCTTTTTTCGCTTGTGCAACACCTTTTCTAAATGCAGCATCTCTTTGTTTATTAAGCGCCACCGAAGCGGCGCTCTGTTTTTCGCTAAGTTTTACCTGTGCTTCAGCATTGCGTTTATTTATATTGCTTACTTTTAAACGGTTTTGTTCTTGTGATACGACTTGGCGGAGTGCTTCGCCTTCTTGCTTGAGGGCTTTGTATTTTTTGTCGGCGGCTAGGGTTTCAAGGTCAGATAAGCGGGTGCGAAGCTTGGAGACGTTTACGCCGTTGGCTTCAAGGATGTTGATGCTGTTGCGCAGACGCAGCAGTTGGGAGGCGGCCCGAAGCTCGGCATCACGACCGCGATTTCCGCCTTGGTTGCCTCGTGCTCCACGCTGCGTGGCGGTCTGGATTGTGCCGCCTAATTCGCGTTGAATTGTTTGTTTTGCTTGCGCGAGGCTGGCTTCAAAGCCTTTTTGATCGACCTCGATTGTTAATACGGCTGTGCCGAGGTCTGCCACAGGTATGCGCAATGCCTATACACGAGGTTGCCGGCGGAAACCTTGGGTAAAGAGCACCAGCCAATGGCCTCGGCCCTATCTGCGGTGGCAAATGCCACGGCTGTCTTCAAAGTCGCCACCACAGGGGTCTACACCGATCCAGCCACCGGCAACGTCCTGCCCGCTGATAAGGATGTCACCGTCACCCTTTTCCTCAAAGCCACCACCGTCAATGAGGTGGTTTATCCCGGTGTGAACCAGACCACCACCATCTATGAGGGGTACGCCGTGTCACCCACGGCTTTTGATCCAGCCATTGGGGTGCTCAGCACTGGGACGCTTACGTTTGCCGGGGAGAGCCCCGTGCCGTTTGAGGTGCTGTCGTTGAGGACGCCTTACGGTAAGACCGGCTTGATTGGCACCATCCTCAATAGCACGCTTGGGGAGTCGATCAAGCTGGTGGCGCGGAAGCAGGACTGATGGCTACCCGCATCAGGGTCACCTTTAAGGAGTGGAACGCGGACAAGCTGCTGGCCGCTGCGGGCAAGGTGCTGGAGGAGTTTGGGCCCCAGCTGGCAGAGCAGGCGCGGGAGGAGATCACGGCGCGGAAGTGGGATTGGCCTGCTCCAACGCTGCGCTTCAAAAGTTTGCTGATGGGGGGTACCCCAGAGCGCGGTGGAATCCTGATTCCAGAAGGGAAGCGGGACATTGTGGATACAGGCAAACTGCTGAACTCTCAACAGCCGCCGGTTGTTGGCAATAGTCCGAAAGGTGTGGCATTGTCGATTACGTGGACTGCCCCATACGCCAAAAACATCCTGCTGGGTAAGTACGACCCCTACATAAATCCGGAGGGGCGCAAGGCAACGCCCGAGCAGGTGAAGCGCAATTGGCTGACCTCGACACTGGAGGCGAAGCCGTTTATGCCGTTTTTGGTGGCGCGGTGGAACGCTAAAGCGAGCGGGCAGTAAAAAGCCCCAGCTGGTTAGGCCGGGGCTTGGTCCCCTCGTCAAGTTGTGGTGGTTGGGTCAGTCGGGCTGCTGGGCGGTCCAGTCGTAGGCGCCGTAGCCGATCAGGTCGAAGCTCACCTTGGCGATGTTGCCGGCGGTGATGTCCTCGGAGAAGGAGCCAACCTGGGCAAGGCCGGCGTGGACTTCGGGCAGGTCGGCGGAACCGTCGGTCACAGGGGTCTCGCGGAACCACTCAACCAAGGTGCCTTGGGTGGCCTCAAGGGCGGCCTGTTTCAGAATCTTGTAACCGTCGTCGGTTACGTCGAGGTTCATCGAGCAAGGGATGGTGTAGCTCTGGCCGGTGATCAGGTTGGCCTGGAAGCCGTACTCAGAGTCGTAGTCCAGCACAGCGGTGCTGTCGCTGGTGGCCTGGATGCCGGCGTTATCCAGCGAGAACACACGGGTCATGCCCGTGGAGTTGGTGGGGATGGTGCTGGAGCTAGTGCCCAGCTTCACCCACAGCTTGTAGCCGAAAGCGGCGAAAAACGCACCGGTTGCCATGAGGAGGGGGAAAACCTATACGACTAGGTTGCCGGTGCTATGCACATTCTTCGCGCTCCAGCACATCCCATGGTGTGGGGCGGGGGCACACATGTAATTCAAAGCCCTTGATCTCATGGTCTGTTGGACAGGTGGCCATCAGGGCTTCTTTCAATTTTTTCTCGCTGACGCCAAGGTGCTCCAGTACGTCTTCCATGCGTTCGCCGCGGTTCAGCATGTGGCGGGCGCGTTGCCCCAGCGTGCGGACAGTGCCGGGGGCCTTCACCAGCCAGTTGTGGTCGCGGATGAAGTGGCGGATTTCTCCTTCGGAAAAGACAGTCAGCAGTGTGGAGAATGTGCCTTTCTTGGGGTCCCAGGCGCGGCAGGTTTTGATGAAGGCGATGTCGATGCAGCTGAATAAGTCGTCGAAGGCGACGTAGGGATACTTGCGGCACATCTTGCGGCCCATCAGTTTGATGATGCCCTGGTGCTCGCGGTATAAACGTCCCACGCGGCGTTGTTCGTCACCGCTAAGTGGCGTCGCTAAATATCCGGTTTTGGGGCGGCCGGTCTTTCCCATGTACCACACAATAAGGTACATGGGCGGTTGCTACAGATTGCCTTAACTACGCACCACCCCGACTAATAACCCGGAGCCGCCTGTATAACCACTTGTCACTGTGCCGTAGAGCACGGTGCTCAAACTGGGGGCGCGACTCACCAGCTGGCTGTAGGTGCTGGTGCGGTTAGACGGGAGGCCCTCATCGCGCCATTCCAGCTCCAGTACGTCGAGTTTGAGGCGCTTGAGGTCGCCGTTCGGGACGCCCGGCACCAGGTCGCCGCCGCCTGAGGTGGCTGAGGCTCCAGCCAAGATGGAGAGGGCGAGGTCGAAGGTGGCCTGCTGGATCTCGCGGGGGATGACGTTATCGGCGATTGTGCGGCCGTTGATCACCGCATCGGTGCGGGGCCACGCCAGCGCCTGCGTTTCGGTGGCGCGGGTTCCAACCCAAGCCAAGGGCTGGAGGTCGGTGGTGGACATGATCAAGGCGCGGGCTTTGTCGTCCGCACTTGCACCAGTCCAAGTGGTGACGTTGAGGGTGTTTTCGGCAATGCTGTTTGCGGTCGCCACAGTGATGAAACTGTTTGAGTTGGCGCCGCCAACTGTGGCGTCCAGCGAGACAGGCATTGGTATTGTTCCAGTGCTCTAGGTTTCCTGTAGTAGGCAAGAAAAAAGCCCCCGTGATGGGGGCTTTGAGTTGCCGTAGATCGCGTCGCGCTCAGGGAGCGGGGATGGGATCGAGGGGGGTGCCGGACTTCAGTTGCACGACGGGGATCAGGTCCGCGTTGTACTTGAGGGTCCAGTTGGTGTCGTCCTCCATGTCGCTGTTGGTCGGGTTGTCCGCAGCGTCGTTCCAGGTGACACCGTTGACGTGCATACCGTAGTGGTAGTCCACGGCCATCACGTCCTGCTTCGACAGGATGTTGCGCTCGGATTCGATGCGCAGTTCCTGCTGCACACCCTCGCTCACGGCACCAGGGCCGAAGAGGTAAGAGGTGTACACGCCACCGCTGTGGGGCAGCTGGGAGTCAACGATCACGCGGAGGCCGGCGAAGTTCGCCACGCCAGCGCTGGTCACGTTGGTGCCGCCTGCGCCCCAGGTGATGGGGTCGCCCGACTGCACGTTGCCGCCGGTGAAGGTCAGCATCCCGATTTGCTGCAGGTAGTAGTACTGGTTCGGGTGCAGTGCAATCGCAGACAGCGATTCGCCGCGCTCGCCCAGCTTGGCCTTGGCAGCAATCACAGCCATGGCGCTGATGTCCTTCTCGGCGTCGCCGGTGATGTCCAGGCTGTTGTTGGCCAGGGCGTCGCCGAAGATGCCGGTCAGTTGGGCAATCAGCGTGGCAGTGCGCAGTTTGTTGATGCTGGCAGCCAGATAGCCACGGATGGCAGCCATCGGGTCAGCACCAGTGCCCAGCTTGGACAGGTCGTCCACCGCATAGGCGAAGCCACGGTGCAGGATGGTCATCACTTGCTCGGAAGCAGTGATGGCCTTAGGAGTCAGGTAGCCCTCGGTGCTTTCGCCCCAGGTGGCGTTTGACTGGATGATCTCCTCGGTGGGGTTGATCGGCTGGAAGTAAGGCACGCGCACACGGGTGCCGCCAGCGCGGCAGTCCAGGGCAGCGTTGCGGGTCAGGACACCGCTCTGCACAAAGGCAGAACGCTCCACGATTTCCTCACTCAGATAGGTGAGGAATTCGGGGCGCTTGACCAGATCGGTCAGGAACGTCCCGTCCGAATAGTTTTGAAAAGGTGCGGCCATGATTCAGGATTAGCGGGGTTGCCGGTGGTTACCCGCGAGTGGCTTCGCTCTTGAGGAGGCGTGCCAGCTCAGGGTTTTCGACCTCAAGGCGCAACTGCTCCGTGAAGTTAAAAGTGTCGCCCTTTTTGTAGGGGTTCACAACTCCAGGGGGGACGTTGCTGCTGGGGGTACTGCCCATGCCGCGGGCACCAGTGGCTGCAAAATGATGGTCCCAGCCGGAGCCGGAATTTTTCAAGTTGGCCAGGTGGGCGGCGAGAGGTTGCTCGATGCCGTTGACGATGACGACGGGGACGCCGTTGTTGTCTCGGAGTTGCGGTTTCAACAGTCCGAGCAGTTGCTCGGGGGCAAGCGCGTTGGCTTGGCTGATTTGTTGAAGGGCCGTGGCTCGGAGGCGTTCCTGCGCTGCTTCACTGTCTTTGGCCTGAAGCGCGGCTTCAAGCTCGACGATGCGTTGCTGCAGGCGGGCATTGTCGGCATTGGCTTCCTCCCACAGCGTTTTGAACTCGCCTTGGTCGGCGCGTTGCTGCTGATGGGTGGTCTTGAGGCGGGTCTCTAAGTCCCGGATGAGTTTTTCTGCCTCGCCCACACGCTCGTTGAGCTTGCGGTTTGCTTCGCCTTTGGCCAGGTTGTCCTGTTGGACAAGCTCCAGCTTCTTGCGAAGGGCAGAAGCATCATCAGTGGACTGGGGGGCGGGTTGCTGAGCCACCGGCTCAACTTGCTCCTCCACAGAAGGAGCACCCATGACCTGCTCGGACATGAGGTCGGGGGTAACTTGTACCCTCCTAGGTTACCCCTTTAGTAGTACTTGAGGGGACCTTAAGTAGTTGCTTCAGTTCCAAGATCTGTTGGTCCCTCTGGGGGTTTGGGCTTGGATCTGCGGCTTTTTGTTGCAGCAGTTTTTGTAGCTGGAGCTGGGCTATTGCTGGGTGCATCAGTGGTTTTGGGGCGGCGTTTGCGGGAGGTCCAGGGGCCGGGAATCCATAAAGCCATAGGGCATTCTCAGGGATTTTGTATCACTCTAATCGCCGTAGATCGGGATTAGAACGCACCGGCAATTATGGGTTAGTTGGGTTTCTGCGGTGTACATGCCTGATAGGGTAGTGAAGTCGTACACCGGCAGTGGATGTCCCGCAGGCTCAACCTTAATGTCGATGATCTTGTCCGTCGTTACGAAGCCGGGGCAAGCGTCAAGCACTTGGCCGAGGTATTTGGCTGCGCCAGGAACGTTGTCGTAGCAAGGTTGCGAGAGCGTGGGATTACTCAGCGCAATCGCAGCGAGGCGATGCTGCTCCGTCAGTCCCAGCTCACCTCGGAGGAGCGCAAGGCATTGCTCCACCAAGCACACAAGGCCGCTAGAGGCCGCGTTCATTCCGAGGAAGAACGCATCCGTCGTGCTCAAACCCGATGGGAGCGCCAGCTCGGAATCAGTAACTACGCTTTGGAACTTGGAGAGCAGTTGGATGTAATCGGCATTCACAGTTTCTTTGAGTATCCGGTCGGTCCATACAATCTCGACATTGCCTTGGGCGGAAGCTCCGTCGCCGTGGAATTGCATGGGGGCGGCTGGCACGCATGTGGTCGTCACGCTGCTAGACGACCTAAACGCTTGGAATATTTGCTCGGCCGTGGCTGGTGCGTCATCGAGGTCTGGCAGATCAATAGGGGTTGGTGCCCCACTGCGGTGGCTAAACAGATCCAAGCCATTGCTCAAATCGCAAGCGCGGACCCAGCCGGTGCGGGTCAGCATTGGGTGCTGCGCTGTGACGGAGAGTTTGCGCCCGCTCTCCGTTCGTATGGTCACGATGTCGCCGCTGTACATGGCGCGAGTCGCCGCGATCAAAGTACCGGTCGTTATTTGCGTGTCACCTAAAACGCAATTTGGATGAAGCGGGGGTGGGCCTTGGGGGAATCCCGCTGGGTACGGGGATCGCTCGCCGTCCAGCGGGCGGCAGATTGGGCACGTCTTCGGATCCAGTACAGCGCTCCACTCCCATTCCTCGATTACGCGCACGGCCTCAACCGCGGTGCGCTGTTGGGCGTTAAATGCGATCTGCCAGTAGGCCGCGGCCACAATCGCCTTGGTGCGGAAGCGCCAGCCGTTGGCCACACTGCCCTTGTTCACAACGGGGATTTCCTCGCCCCGGCGGATGCGGACCTCCACCACCTTGTCCGCTACCTCATCGGTTGGAGTGCCCTTGATGAATTCGACTTGGAGGCTTTTGTCGAGGAGGCGGATTAGCTGGGCCGTAAAGTCCGAGCTGCCGAGGCGCTCGTTGTAGCGGAATAGCGTCAGCAGGCTTTGGACGCCCACACGGGTTTGCTCCAGCAGCACGGAAACCGGGCGGCCCTGTGGGGGGACGGCATCAAACAACTCGCCGGCGGCAGTCAGGCTCAGGCGCTCGATGCCCTCAAGGCGGGTGCGGAGGATCGCAAAGATGCGGTTGGAGGTGGCTTGGACCTCGTTGATAATGCGCGGCTGCAGGCGGGGGTAGTCGATTTGGCGGGCGATGCCGCCTTCGGGCAGCGTCAGCACCAGTGCGCGGATGCGAAGCGCCAGCAGGAAGAGGGCGCCCTTCATCTCGGAGTCGGTCTGGTCCTCCTG